TCCAGCTTCGCGTTAAGCTCATCTAAGCGCCTGTAGCCGGTGATCTCGTTAAAGGTCTTGTGACCCATCGTGCGTCTTGCTACGACCGCGTAGCGGTTCTGATATGCGTAATAAGAGTTTATGCCTAAAGCCTTGGAAGACAGGAACGCACATTGGCTGAATAAATCCATCGGTGACTTGGTGATTGGTGACCCCGTCAGGATGCGGCGATACTTACTCTTTTTCATCAGCGACATGATGTTCGCTGTCCGCTGTGCTTTGCGGTTCTTTATTGTCGTTGATTCGTCAACAATGACTATGTTGTTTGGGTTCTTGGTGCAGAACTCTTCGGCCAGACGTGTGCCACGCGGGGTAGAAAACGCCTCGACGTTAATAACCAGTATCTTGATTCCATCGAAGGGCTTGTAAACAAGTTCGGCAAGCTCCGCCTGATAGCTCTTGGCAGATGACGGCACCCAACGGATCACGTTTCTTTTTATACGGTCTGGTAGGTGTGTCTTGATTTCTTTCTGAACCCAGTTATCGTAGACGCCCTTGGGAGCAACAATAAGAGCCGAGTCGATATGCCCCTTCTCATACAACATACCCATCGTATCAATAGCAACCTTAGACTTGCCGGTTCCCATTTCCATGAACAACGCATAGAACTCCGCGTCCCAAGATTCTGCTAGTGCTTTCAACTGATGCTCATACGGCTCAGTCTTGAATTCATAATTTTTGTACTTCATGCAACATTCCCCTTGACACTTGCTTATTCTAGGATAATATCTGTATCTGTCAAGGCCCAAACGGTGCCTTTAAACACGGAGAATGGCGAATGAGTACACTAAACGAAGCGGCAGAAATGCTGAAATTGATGGAGCAGGATTCTGGTTCATCTTCACTTGAACAGCTTGACCAAGAAAGCCTCGGTTCTGTGGCCGGCTTGGCGAAAGCTATCAAAACCAAGGAAGAGCTTATTGAGAGTCTGGAACAGACGCTCAAAGAAGAAAAGAAAGCTCTCATCAAAATGACTGATGAAGACCTACCGACCATGTTGATGGAACTGGGTATGCAGTCGTTAACACTCGATGACGGATCAGACGTTACTGTTAAGCAGACGTATGGTGCCTCGATCCGAGTAGACGACAGACCCGCCGCCCATGAATGGCTACGCGACAACGGCTATGACGACATCATTAAGAATCAAGTCTTATGTGTTTTCGGCCGTGGCGAAGACGACATGGCGTCTGCTTTCCAAGCTCTTGCGTCACAGCAAGGCTACGCGGCAGAGCAGAAAACAGAGATTCACCCGCAGACACTTCGTGCCTTTGTAAAAGAGCGAGTTGAGAACGGTGATGATTTTCCAATGGAACTATTCGGCGCGTGGGTAGGACAACGTGCAGTTATTAAGAGGAACAAGTAATGACAAAAGCAGTAGCAGAAAAGAAAGGCGGCGAAGTCGTCGAGTTTGATCCCTCAATTTTTGAGGCAGATGCAGGCGTTGGAGCGCAGATGGAGCAAGAGGACCTTGCGCTACCGTTCCTCAAGATTATATCAGCACTCGATCCAATACTGGATGACGACGATTTTACGGGGCGTAAAGGTGACATCATGAACACCGTTTCCGGACAAGTCTATTCCGGTAAAGAAGGTGTCACCGTTATACCGTGCGCGTATCAGCGTCGTTTCATTCAGTGGGCTCCTCGCGGGCAAGGCACTGGTGCTCCGCAGGCGATTTACACGCCACAGGAAAAACGTCCTGAGACTAAGCGTGATGAAAACGACAACAAGGAATATGTTGTCGGCGGCGACGGTGAATACATCGAAGAAACGCATCAGCATTTTGTAATCATTGTTAACGATGACGGTTCAGCAGAAACGGCGTTGATCGCAATGAAGTCTACGCAGTTGAAGAAGTCCCGTAAGTGGAACTCAATGGTGGCGTCTCTCACAATGCAGGGTGCAAACGGGCCGTTCACACCGGCTCGATTCAGTCACACATATCACCTCAAAACGTTAAGTGAGGAAAACTCAAAAGGCTCTTGGCACGGGTGGGAAATGTCCCGCATAGGTCCAGTCAAGGATGCGGCGTTATACCAACAGGCCAAGCAATTTGCTGAAAGCATTATGGCCGGCGACGTCGTTGTAAAACACGGGGATGACGAGGAAGACAAGTCTAATAACCCTGCGTTTTAAGCCAGTCGGGGCACAGCAATGTGCCCCGTTTTTGAGGACCAACTATGTCAGTCGAAAAGTTTAGTGCCATCTTTGACGGCCTACAGCAGGCTTACGGCACGTTTAAAATAGAAAAACAGACACAGAACGGGAAGAACGCGGGTAAAGCGGCAGTCATACGGGAACCACGCACTACAGATCTTTGGGAAGGGCATCTGTCTGGTGAGGGAAAAGGCATTGGGATTATCCCGATTAACGAGGATAACCATGTCAAATGGGGCTGTATAGACATCGACCAGTACCCGCTAGATCACACCGATTTAATTACACGGATTCGGCAGGCTCGGATACCGTTGGTTGTCTGTCGTTCAAAATCTGGTGGCGCTCATTGTTTTTTGTTTGTCACCGAATGGATTACAGCGAGACAAATGCAGGAAACCCTGCAAAAGATATCGACCTCGCTTGGCTACGGTAATAGTGAAATTTTCCCGAAGCAAGTCAAGCTACATCTTGATCGTGGAGACATCGGTAACTTTCTAAATCTGCCGTATTACAACGCAGAGGACGGCTTACGCTACGCAATACAAGACGACGGCACCTCGGCAACGCTTGAAGAATTCTACTCGCTATATGACACGCACGTTCAGACGCCAGAGCAAATTGACACATTAACCAAAGAGTCAGAAGAGTCCAGTATTATCGTTAAAGATGGACCGCCGTGCTTACAGTATTTGTGTAAAGAAAAAATATCAGAAGGGGGTAGAAATAATGGGCTATTTAATTTGGGGGTCTACTTACGGAAAGCGCATCCCGACGAATGGGAAAGCAAAATTCTTGAGTACAATGCCCAGTATCTGGAACCACCCTTACCGCTCAATGAAGTCAACATTGTCGCCAAACAACTTGAAAAGAAAGACTACGCATACCGCTGTTCAGACACGCCGATCTGTGCCCATTGTAACAAGGACCTCTGCCAAACGCGCAAGTTCGGTATTGCGACGGCGGCGTCGGGTGCCGCGATTGCGAATCTCCGCAAATACAACTCGACACCGCCTGTCTGGTTTATGGACATTAACGGGGAGCCTTTGGAACTCGATACTGACGCGCTCTTATCGCAAGCAACTTTTCAAAAAGCGTGTATGGAACAGCTTAATTTCATGCCGCGGACTACCACGAAACAGAATTGGGAGAGCCGGATTAGCACTCTAATGGGTGAGATGCGAGACAACGAGAGCGCCATCATGGAGGTATCGCAGGATGCCTCCACGTCAGGACAGTTTTATGACTATCTGGAAGAGTTTTGCCGTCACCTACAACAAGCGCAGGACAAAGAAGAGATCTTGCTCCGCCGACCTTGGACAGATGAAGACGCAAACATCACGTACTTTCGGTTGCGAGACTTTGAAGCGCACCTACGCAAGAATAAATTTTTTGAATTTAAGTCACATAAGATCGCGCAACGTTTACGAGACATAAGCGGCGAAAGCACTGTACTCAAGATCAAAGGACGGGCTGTCCGAGTGTGGGCGATACCAAGCTTTGATTCGGCAGACGTTGAACTCAAACCTAAATTTAATCAAGAGGGTACACCATTTTGACAAAGATGCTGAAAGCAGATGGGCTTGATGATGCCATCATTGGCGTTGCACACCGTTGTGGAGAACCAACCGTTGTGGTGTATGACATACAGAAGTCGATAGAGGTTTTGCAGAAAAGCCTAGACTGTGACCTTTGGGAGGCTATCGAATATATGAATTTTAATGTAATGGGTGCTTATATAGGCTCATACACGCCGATCTTTCTTGAGAAAGTATCGGGTATCGAGGGACTAGAAGAGTGGGTAGAACACAATGAAGATTAAAAAGAGAGATTATCAGATCTGGGAAATGAGAACGAAGTATTACATGACCTTTGTTGCCATAGGGAAACGTATGGGCTTGTCTCGAGAGCGCGTGCGACAAATTGTTGAAAAAGTAGAAAATAACATAGAGGACTACGGGAATGTTCAGGATATTCGGGCCGCCGGGAACCGGAAAGACAACAACACTGCTAAACATGGTAGACAAGGCGTTTGAATCTGGCATACAGCCACAGGAAATAGCCTTTTTAGCGTTTACCAAGAAAGCGGCAACTGAAGCCAAGGAACGTGCGGCTGATCGCTTTGGGCTCGACCCCAAGGAGGATTTGATGTTCTTTCGGACGCTTCACTCGCTTGCGTTAGCCATGACCGACATACAGTCGGATCAGATCATGCAACGCGAGCATTACAAAGAATTGAGTCATGCTATTGGCGTAGAACTGTTTGGGCAAAACCAGATAGATGATGATTTTATTGAACTGGCTAAAACGACCGACCCATTGCTCGGGCTGATTAACTTAGCTCGACTACGAAAGGTTGACCTGCGTCAGCAATATAACGAGAGCGAACTGGAGAGAGACTGGAACACCGTTCGTTATGTGGACGAGTCGTTGCGTAAATACAAGAAGATGTACAAGCTCCATGATTTCACAGATATGCTTGAGTTGTTTGTGCATCAGGCACCGACGTTCAAGCATAGGTTCAAGCTGACGTTTCTCGACGAGGCGCAGGACTTGTCACCGCTACAATGGGACATCGCGCATATTCTTGACGATATGTCCGATAAGATGTACTGCGCGGGGGATGACGACCAAGCTATCTACCGTTGGGCAGGGGCCGACGTCGATCACTTCATTAATCTGGACGGTGGCTCTGAGATATTAGAAACGTCCTTCCGAATACCGCAGGAGGTACATAACGTTGCTGAAAACATCAGCAAACGAATCTCGCGGCGGTTTCCTAAACGGTATAACCCCAAGGCAGATTGCGGCAAGGTGCTTCGTGTATCGACTATTGACGGCGTAGACATGGCGGAGGGCTCATGGCTCATACTGTCGCAGGCCGGCTATCAGTTGACGCCCGTAGCTAAAGACCTCAAGTCAAACGGCTACCTGTTCAACTATCGCGGGCATCGTTCTATTTCTGAAAAAGTAGCTGACGCCGTCAACGGTTGGGAAGCGTTACGCAAAGGCCGTGAGGTATCAGGCAAGACAGCGCGTAACATCTACAGTTTTATGAGCGCGAAGGATCGCATCACGCGTGGGTTTAAGAAACTGCCTGCGGTTCTGGACGAGGATTTGGTTGACCTCAGTACACTGATCGCGGATCACGGCTTGAATGCTGACAAAGAAATGATCTGGCACGTCGCAATGGACAAACTGCCGGAGCAAGATCGTGCGTACATCATCGCGTTACTGCGTCGCGGAGAAAAGTTCAATGGCGAGCCTCGCATTACGGTGTCCACGATCCACGGGTCAAAGGGTGGTGAGGCAGATAACGTTGTACTTTTTACAGATTTATCCCCGGCCGCAGAGAAGGCGGCACGAAGCAATCCAGACGATCTACATCGCGTGTTTTACGTGGGTGTCACACGGGCCAGAGAAAACCTGTTTATTGTTGAACCAGAAGACGTAGCAAGGAGTTACGAGCTATGAACCGCGAAGAGGTGTTAAGAGACGCAGAAGAAATGATTTCTGCGATACGCGACGAGGTTTATGGTGATCCGCTCACCAATCATCAGCGCATTGCAGGTATGTGGTCAGCAATTTTGGATGTTGATGTGCGGCCAGAGGAGGTGGTGCTGTGCATGATCGCAGTCAAAATGAGCCGCTTGTGCCGGGTACCTGACCATGAGGACTCTTGGATAGATATTGCAGGCTACGCGGCTTTGGGCGGCGAGATTGCAGATAATTTTTTCGACGCTGTCGATGATATGAAGGACATAGAATGAGCTTACAAATGGCGATGTTTACGCCAAAGACTGAGTGGGTGCCGCCGGCCGAGCTACCCGACCTGAGTTCTGCCAAGCAGATCGCTATCGACGTAGAAACACGCGACCCTGATCTTAAAATGATGGGTGCGGGTTGGGCGACGGGTAACGGTGAAGTCGTTGGCTACGCTGTCGCGACCGAGAACTGGTCTGGCTATATTCCTGTAGGGCATAAAGGCGGGGGTAACTTAGACAAAAGAATTGTAAGCAAGTGGCTACAGAAGGTTTTTGAACTGCCGTGCGACAAAATTATGCACAACGCGCAGTACGACGCCGGTTGGATCAAGCGCGAAGGATTCATACTCAACGGCCGGCTGATCGACACCATGCTGATCGGCAGTCTGTTAGACGAAAACAGGTTCAGCTATAGCCTCAATGCACTGGCCTTTGATTTATTGGGCAAAACTAAATCTGAAAAAGATCTGGTGGAGGCGGCACGTACCTTCGGGCTCGACCCGAAAGCAGAGATGTGGAAGATGCCGGCCATGTATGTTGGACCGTACGCCGAGGTAGACGCAAAGCTTACTTTGGAACTCTGGAATTACATGAGCGTGGAAGTTGGCAAGGAGGGGTTGTGGGATATCGTTAACTTGGAACTTGACCTACTGCCTTGTCTGATCGAAATGACCTACCGTGGTGTGCGGGTGGACATGGACAAAACTGAGCGTACCCGTGACGCGTTACTAAAACGCGAGAACAAGGTACATAAAGAAATAAAAAAACTAGCGGGGTTCAACGTTGAAATCTGGGCGGCACAATCACTATCCAAAGCGTTTGACGAAATCGGGATTGCGTATCCTAAAACGGAGAAAGGCTCGCCTTCGTTTACGAAGACGTTCCTTGCAGAACAACAACACCCCTTCGCAAAGCTGATCGTCGAAGCACGTAACCTGAACAAAACGTCAGGCACGTTTATTAATAACATTTTAAAATATTGCGGCAAGGACGGCCGCATTCACGGACACATCAATCAGAACCGATCCGATGCCGGCGGAACAGTCTCAGGCCGTCTGTCGATGGCCAACCCCAATCTGCAACAGATACCGGCTCGCGACCCAGAACTGGGGCCAATGATTCGCAGTCTGTTTTTGCCGGAAGAGGGTGAGC